TTTATCTATTTCAATATGTGAACAGTTTTTATCAATTTCCATACACCAACCTTGAACATCACCTTTTATTTTAGTAAGGTCAAATTCAATATTGTAGTATTTAAATTTACTGAAATACTTATCACAAAACCACCAAGCAATATCTTCGATTAGAGCCCGTTGTTTTTTAGTTCCACCATTAACTAGAACAAAATGTCCACTATCTTCCATCATTTTCTCTCTTAACCCAACCTTGATGATTTGTACCTTTCCAATAATAACCTTGATCCATTTTGTAAACTTCATAAGCTACGATAACAGAATTGATATCATCAAAATCATTATCTAGTTTTTCAATCAATTCATTAAAAGTAAATCCATAAAACTCACAACGCTTCTTTAGAATTGTCATTGCACCTTTAATTTTCATTATTTAACTCCTACTGTTGCAACTTCGTCAAGATACATATCGTAACCCTCATCCCAAAGTATTGTAGCATCTTCATCTAAATCAAAGCCTTCTTCTGAAGCAAAGTCCATTGAAGAACTACCCATGATAATGTCATTAGCACCTTTTGTTCTTAGTGCATAAGCAATCATCTCTGGAGTCTTTGCCCATGCAACCAACTCGCCAGGGTTTGAAAACATCTGAATACCACCTTTGTGGGCAGCAATAAACCTAATTGCATTTTCTTTTCCAGAATCATCATACATTCTAAATGTTTGGTGAATACTCAATTCTTCTCTCATTTTTTTGGAAACTCTTTTTGTCATATTTTTCTCTCTCTTTATTGTTTATACTAGTAGTATAACAAGAAAAGGGGGGTTTGTCAACCCCCCTTAATTTTCCCAATGATTTCAAGTACTTATAGTACATCACTTACTCATCATATATTCATTTGGGAAAGTGATTCGGCTGACTAGTTTTTTGATGAGAGAGAGAGGAGTCAACCGAATCAAACTAATTACTCACACAACCTTGCATTAATCCCTCTGTAGTGCAGGGGTCTTCAACATATCCTACAATCATTACACAAGCAACAATCATAATACAACCTAAAAATACTTTCATAATATATCTCCTACAAATACAATGGGCCAGTCCAATTGATATTGAACCCACCATCTAAAACAGTACCTCTTGGAGCATTCCTAGCAGGTTTACTAAATCCTGCAGCCTTTAAAACATCACCCCTTTTAAACTTTGCATCATCATCAGTATTAACAACGAAACCCCAAACAGAACCCATCTTATTATTATGGTCTGACTTCCTACCAATCTTGATATATTTCTGTCCAACATTAACCATAAATTTTTCACGAAACTCATCAGAAGTCCTATGTTTGAAACCATTTTTTGAATAGTCATACGCAGCAGCATCTAACATATTATTAATACCATCATCAATACTAGTAAATTTTTTCTTAATCATTGTCATAATTTAATCTCTCTTTCAATTCATCTTACTTAATTATAATAACAGAAGATTCTGGCAATGTCAAGGGCTTATTTGCATTTTTATTACTTTTTTTTGCTTTTTTTGCTTTCCAAGTTTGTGCTTGTTTTCTCTGTGAGAATACAGTTCTTTGAATAGGTGTTACCCTCATCCAGAGACTAAGCCAGAAGCAGAGCCAGGAGCTTGTGGATACTCATCTGGCTTTAGAACTACAAAATCTTCATCCCAATCAAATGCTTCTCTTACAACATTAGAAGATAGACCTTTATAGATTTGGTGTAGTTTCTTATCTTTTGCATTAACAAGAAGTTTTGCTTCACTTTCATGCAAACCCTCTAACATCTGAAAAAACATATTTTCTTTTTGAGATTGTCTAGTTACATTATCTGCACCCTTAATAAAATGCCATAATTTTTTAGCTTCTTGTGCTAACACAGTATGGTCTGTTCCCTCTGGCGTATCATTAGGTGTATAAGGAACTTCTCCATCTGGAAATACCCATTCTATCTTTGGATCAAATGCAGCTTTAAGTAACATTTTTAATGCATCTGTTTTATGCTCTCTAAGAATAGCAACTTTCTTATCTTTAGTTTTCGCTTTGTGTACTTTATCAAGTACCTCTGAAAATAGTGGTGTATAAGTTTTTTCCATTTAAAATTCTCCAATTTCATTAGTAAGATTTTTTAATCTTGATTGTATAAAATAATTTAATAATTTACTTCTGTCACCACAAGGGGCTTCATCAAACTTATATAATATTTCTTTTTCAAGTTCTTTTGGAACATTGTCCAAGTTGATAAGTTTATTATTTCTTTGATAATTTCTTTTGACTTCATCATGTAAATCATCTTCATTAATATTCAACCAATTCTCAATCTTTTTTCTTCCTAAAGGTCTTTGTCTTAATCCATCTACGAATGTATTATCTGGCGATAGAACATTAGGTACTCCATCACTAGTGTCGCCTTTAAGTATGTGTTCCTTTATATATAAGTCTGGATCATGTCCATTTACATACTTCTTGAGTATCGGTGAATACTGTTTTATATTAGAATATTTTTGTAACTGAATAAAATCTTTATCTCCAGATATAATCATTATCTTTTTATCTTGATATTTTTTACACAGAGTTGCAATAATATCATCAGCTTCAGCACCATATACCTCTAAATATTTGTATGGTAGATTTTCTTTAAACTCTGCTTTGATTTTATTAAGACACTCAAAAATAGCATTCCAATCTTTTTTGTCGTTTTCTCTACCTTTTTTACGACCAGCTTTGTATTGTGGAAATATCTCTCGTCGCCAATAATGCTTGGAATCATAAGTGAGTACAACTTCTCCAAATTCATCATAGAACTGTTGTCTATACATACGAACAGAGTTAAGTATCATATGTCTTACCATACCCTCGTCTACTTCGTTACTTTTTCTCATATTCAAATCCATCATTAGACTTGCTAACGAGATTTGATTCATATCAATAATAATCATGTAAATATATGATAAGCGTTAAAGCTCATACTCCTTCTTTCTCCATTAACATAGAATGGATACACACTATGTTTTAACCATGATGGGAATACTAACATAGTACCAACTTCAGGCTTAAACTTTAGATTATCACTTCTAAAATCTGCCTTTTCCCCATACATAAATTCAATCAATCCACTAGCTGGATAGTGGTCTTTAAATTCTTCGTCATATTGTTTATTCATATCATCTGGAATCTTTAGATAGATAACTCCACTAAAATGTCCACTATGAGTATGCCATGGATTGTATTCATGTTTATACTGACTTACAATCCAAGATTGTGCTAACCGAATGTTATCTTCAGTTGGTTCATTTGAACCACCACCTTTTGTCCATTCATAAGCTCTTTTCTTTTCTATCATAGTTTTTAAATATTCTAGACAACCATTTTTTAGTGTGGATTTGTAATACTCTTTATCAACTTCATCAAGTATTGGTATTCTAACTTCTTTAGAAACTTTACCAACAAGACTATTTGAAAAATCAAACTTCTTAGATAGTCCATCATCAGGCAATACTGCATCGCCTGTGTTATTAACAATATCTATGAATCTATCAGAAACTTTAAATTGCATAATAGTAGGACTAAATCTTTCAAAAGTATCAATCTTTTCCAGCATCATCATCCTCCTTTTTTATTATGGCGTCAGCTGCTTTAGTTACTTGTTCAACTAACTCTCCGTCAAAAGCTGCATATACGTCTTCTGCTGTTTCTGTCTTAACTGTCATAATACTTTTAATAAAGTTTTGCATTGGATGTACATAACCTAAGTGTCTAAACACTAAAGATTTTACAACCTCATTCATAAATCCTACTTCTTGAACAAACTTATCACTTTTTATATCAAGACCATTTTCAGCAAAAGAATGTATCATGGGAATCATTACAGCTTCTGCCATGTCTTCAACAAATAACATATCTGCTGCAACCTTTTCAGTTTTTGCTTTAGTAATAGTCTTGGTTGTTCGCCAAGGCCCTTTGATGACGTTATTTACCCCTTTGGAACTATCGTCTGCCATTTAATCCTCTTTTCTTGATATGCACCATACCTATCATCACAGTAGTCACCATGTCTTAGGTAGTATTGTAAATGCCTAATGTAACCCTCACACTCTGCAAGTTTAGCTTTTGCACCCTTTACTTCTCTACGAACAGACGCACGATATTCTGCAAGTTGTTCTTTTTGATTTTTAATCCAACTCTGAACATTTTTTGCAGATAGGAAATGTTCATCCCCTTTTGCAAGAACAGCAGGATGTACAGAACTTTTCTTTGCTGGAGGTTTTGCAGCTCTTGCTTTTGCAAGTCTTTCACACGCAGCTTGTCTTTGTTCCTCTGTCATAGGTTTACGTTTCTTTGGTTGTTTCCACCCACTATTTACAGCAGTTTTTGCACGAACTTTACTCATTCCATAATCCTTGTTCTTTGAGTTTATCTACTTTCTTTAACCATCT